GTTGGAGTTAGTACATGGCGAGACGAAACACCTAAGACTATTGATGACTCTTTTAAAGTTATCAAGAACCTTAAAGGGAACGTCTAAACCAGATCTGAGCGCAATAGTAACACAGAAGGAGTATTCCTTTAAAGAAAAGGATCTCCTTCATGATACCATATGCGACTTAGAAATCGGACTAGATACACTAATGTGACAGGAACCGCATATAACTACTAAATCAGGTCCAAACGGGCAAGCTTTAGTTACCTCAGTATATGATCTTAGCATCTTACCACCGACGCTATATAAAAATATAGTTACCGTTGGTGGCTCGATGTTAGAGACATATATGAGGGACATAAAGGAGAATTTGGATATGGATAAGTGAAACACCAAGTACTCAGTTACCACTAAAGGTAATCTGAGAAAACTTAGTGTTGTCAATGATCCAGATGCCAAATCTCGTATCATAGGAATTCTTGATTATTGATCTCAAACAGCTCTTAAACCACTCCATGATGAATTGTTAAAAATCATCAAAGATAAGTTCAGGGCTGATTGTACCTATAACCAAGGATTATTCCTAAAATACCTTCCCGATATGGAAGGGCCATACTATTCTTTGGACTTAAAGAACGCTACAGACTCCTTCTCGATTTTATTCCAGAAGGAAGTCCTAAGCTTCATTAAGTCGGAGGAATATAGTGAGGCCTGAGCTGATATAATGGTCGGATACCCGTTCAAGAACATAGACCCAACTGGTGATCCTGTTTATTACAAACAAGGTCAACCAATGGGGGCTTATAGTTCTTGACCCATGTTCAGTTTATGTCACCATCTTATTGTGCAGATGGCTGCGAGGAAGGCTAACAAAACCTTACCTTGAAACCAATATGCCCTATTAGGTGATGATATCGTCCTAACTGACGCGACTGTTGTCGAATATTATCGGCAACTTATCAAATCTGTTGGAGGATCATTCAGTGAAGTCAAGAGTCATACGAGTTTACACTCGTACGAACTTGCTAAACGTTGAATAGTAAACGGAACTGAGATTACGGGTGCTCCATTGAGAGCATTCTTAACAAAAGAGAAGTACTCTTTCCTTACAGAAAAAGTATCTGAACTGATGACAAGATGAGGCTACATGGAGAGGTTCCCA